TTTATAAAGAGTATGAAAGTTGCTTTTCGTTCTCATGAAATTGATATCGGAGAAGATGCGGATGGGTTTTATTTCTGCAAGGGCGCGTCTGCATTTATGACATCAAATATAACAAATGAATTATATATAGTTGGAACCTTGAATGATGGAATGCTTCGTGTTGAAAAATGGAAAGTTCCCGAACTTATAAAAGAGGGAGCCGAACTTAGAAACGCAACTACCGCAGGTGATTGTTTAATATCAAGACATGACAAAGAATAGAAGCGAAAGCAGTCGGTACAAATCTCCCTCCACGGGGGACTATTGTACGTCTGCTCAATATGTGGCAGAGCTTATGTGCCAAAGGATGGCTGAGAAATCTAATGAAGGTTCTTTGGCGTATAAGTTCTGGAATACTCCCAAGTGGAAAAAAACTTACCAGCTTCAGGTCATAGAAGCAAATCGTCTTACAAATAAGCACGACGACAGAGCCGTGGTCGCTGCTCTCAATACGGCTCGTGGAAAAAAAATATATTCACTGAGATTCCCCGGACTAGAAGACCTTATTAGGGCAGAAGAAGCCCGGCTACAAAAAGAGTCTTCGTCTGCTAAAGAGTACAAAGACTCTACTGAATCTCAACCAAGGAAACCTTACGGAAAACAAACGAAGATAGGAAAACTGAGGGAACTAGATGGCTAAGGCATCAGATTTTAACGACGATACTACCCGAGAGGTAATGAAGAAATACGGCAAGGTAGTTAGGAGTGGAACTACCGTATTTGATGAAAGCGAAAATCTAGAGGTTATTCCTTTTACACCGGCGCTTGATTTGGCTCTGGGTGGTGGCATAAAGGAAGGTAGCTGGGTAATACTCACTGGAGACCCAAAGAGTGGCAAGACAACGACTGCCTTGCAGTTTGCTGCAACTTGTCAAAGCAAAGAACATGGTGAGAGGCCAATAGTATATATTAATGCCGAGGGAAGACTTAAATCTATGAACCTTGGTGGTATCAAGGGCCTTGAAAAAGAAAAAATAAAAATCGTTGAGTCTGAAGATGAACCAATTAGTGCTGAAGACTACCTTGACATAGTCGAGAAGTATGTCAGAGCCGAGCCTAACTGCGTTGTGATTATAGACTCCGTGTCTTCTTTAATTCCGTCCAGAGAACTAATGGACGAAGTGAGTGGCCAGTTTAGAGCAGGGCTACCTAAGATATTAAGTAACTTTACCAAGCGTCTTGGCAATGTTGTCCCTAGGCAAAAAAGTATCATTATAATGATAACCCACTTTATTGCCAATACAACTGGATATGGAAAAACTAAGATAGCTGACAGCGGCGTAAAGATTAGGTATCAAGTCGACACCCACTTAGAGATAAAGAATACAAGACCTTGGGAAGCCGGGGGAAAACAGATTGGTCAGATGGTCAACTGGAGAGTCCTCTGCTCCTCTGCCGGTGGGTTCCCCGGAGGCGAGGCTCAAAGCTGGATTAAATACGGAATTGGAATAGATAGGACTCAAGAAATCATAAACATGGCTCTTGAGTTTGGCTTGGTTTCAAAAGCTGGCTCTTGGTATAAGTGTGATTTCGTTCTAGAAGAAGAGAAGAATCTTATCAACCCGTCTGTTTCCAAGCTTCTTTCTGATAATGAAGTTGACTCATCAAACATAGAATCAGTGACCAAGTTCTTTAAATTTCAAGGACAGGAGCGTCTGTACAACTTCTTAGAAGGGAACAGCTTCCTTATGGAAATTCTTGAGAATGATATCAGGGAGATGCTGTGAGGGTAGTCGGGTTGGACGGGAGGGAACGCGGATGGAACTTCTCCAAGGACTCCAAACGACGCCGTTCTCGCAAGGCTTCCGCTCCCCACAAACTGGCCAGATTGACCTTGCGTGACCTGTTCCCACGGTCTATAATACTTGAGGAAGTTTCCCTTCCCGGTACAAGGACTGCGACTAGAAATTCTATATTATATGCAGATTTCTTTATCCCAGATAGACCACTAGTAGTAGAAGTTCACGGAGAGCAGCACTATTCATATAATGAATTTTACCATAAGAGCAAGAGAGACTTTTATCAATCAAAGGCTAGGGACAGAGATAAACAAGAATGGTGCAGTATTAATAATATTTACATGGCGGTACTAGATTACAGAGAAGGTCCAGATGAGTGGAGAAAATCAATCCTTAACGCCATCGGAACGTCTGGCTAAATTCGAACAAGCTGTAGACAACTACATAAACTCAAAGTCTCTGAACGTCGTAGGTTTTAACCTAGAGGCGGCAGAGGCTTTAAATCTTACTACAGAGGCTCTTTCTAGGTTAACGTCTGAAGAGTGCTTGCATAAATCATATGTTCTTCATGGCTATGCTAACTACCTGCAAGACGAGCATAACCAGAACATAGTAAAGCTAAACTTTGCTTTAGACAATATAAGAAGAATAGTTTCTGTAGAGATTGACCAGTATGGCAAGTACACTAAGCATGATATAAAACAGCAGCAAATTATTAATCAAAATCCGTTTGCAGAAAAACTAGAAACAATTAGAAAGCACGCACAAGCAAGGGTAGATAGACTTCAGGAAAAAATAAGAGATGTCAGAAAGATGGCAGATGTTTTAACAGAACTAAGTAAGAGGAAGGCATACTCATGAGCAGTCCCATTGACTTAATAAGGGAAGGCATTCAGAAAAACGACATGAGTGTCGTAGCAGATGGGTTTAAAAGTTTAACAGGGGAGAGTGTAGAACATAACTCTGATGAAGTCGAGCCTAAACTGGAAAAACATCCCCTCGCGGATGAAGTTGTTTCATCTCACAAAGAAGATTTCATAGCCCCGGCCCGAAGCGAAGAGACGGTCCAGTCTTCCACAGGAGGAAGAACTAGGTCTGAACCGATTTATAGAGGAGAGAGAGAAAACGAATGGACTGATGATGGGTCTATTGTATCAGAAGATAAAAAAAATCTTATAGATGATTCTGCCAATCCGCCGGTTCCTAGAACCAGAAGGAAGTCAATCAAAGCAGATGTAACGTGTAGTAAGTGTCAAAAAAGTTATAAAGTTAGCCCATCCCTTAAGAGGGATTTTTACGTATGTGAAAGGTGTGTCGGTTAATGTCGCAAAGCATGTTGCATAATCCGGCGGCAGAAAGGGCGGTGCTGTCTGGAATATGTTCCCATGGTATAGATGCCTTTGTAGATGTAGACGGTATAGTAGAGTCAGACAGTTTTGTTATCGAAGAAAATCAGATAATCTACAAATGCCTAAAGAAGGTATTTGAAGAATCTTCAGTAATAGATATATCATCTGTACTTGCCGCAGCAAACGACTTAGGATTTGGTGAAAACTTTAAAGACAAAGAGGCAGTAGAACATCTTCGTGGAGTGTATAATTTTCCAATCGAATTGGAGAATGTAAGAAACCACGCAGTCAAGATAAGAAAACTTCAACTAGCTAGAGACATACAAAGACAAGTAAAAATTGTCCACGCCAACATCTCTGATATCACCGGAGACGAAAGTGTAAACGAAATAATTAGCATTGCGGAAGCTCCAATCATGGAGTTGTCCCACGCTTTTAATAGGTCTGATGATGACAAACCTAACAAGATTGGTTCAGAGATAGAAGAGTATATTGCACACTTGGAAGAAAATCCAACCGAGATGGTTGGAATCTCTAGTGGGTATGCAAGGTATGATGAAGCCATAGGTGGCGGGTTTAGAAGAAAGTGTGTTGACTTAGTTGCGGCAAGGCCCAAAGTAGGAAAGAGCGTATTTGCAGAAAATGTAGCCCTCCATGTGTCAGGGAAGCTCAAGATACCCGTCCTGATGCTGGACACCGAAATGTCAAAGGAGGACCACCTAAACAGGATTCTTGCCAACCTTAGTGATACCAGCATCAATGATATTTCTACTGGAAGCTTTGCAGAAAATGACTGTGTTAGGTCTAAAGTAAAAGAAGCCGCAAGCGAAGTTCAGGACATCCCGTATGACTATATCAGTATAGCTGGAAGGTCTTTTGAAGAAACCCTTTCTATTATGAGAAGGTGGATTTTCCAGAAGGTTGGCTTTGATAAAAATGGGCGAGTAAACGATTGTTTGATTGTATACGACTATCTGAAACTAATGTCTTCTGGACAAATTAGCGATAGTCTCAGGGAGTTTCAAGTCCTTGGTTTCCAGATGACATCTCTCCACAACTTCTGTGTTCAATACGACTGTCCGTGTTTGTCCTTTGTCCAGTTAAATAGAGATGGCATAACCAGAGAGACTACCGATGTTGTTAGTGGGTCCGACAGGCTCATCTGGCTCTGTACAAGTTTTTCCATCTTTAAAAATAAGAGCATAGAAGAAGTAGCAGAAGACGGTGATGATAATGGAAACAAGAAATTGGTTCCAATCATATGTCGCCATGGGCCAGCGCTTAGTGATACTGACTATATAAACATGACGATGTACGGAGAGCAAGCTAAGCTTATTGAGGGAAAAACTAGAAACGAAGTTAAATTGAAAACCAAAGAGAAGGATGAAGGGTTTATAGTCAATGACGATATTGAGTCACAGGCGGAAGAAGATACAGACCAAAGCTTGGAGAGGCTATCGGAAATCATCGATGAAGGAAAAAAATAGCAACCCTAAGATAGAACATCTTCAAGGCCATATGAAGTCAAGAATTAGAGATATACTTGACTATTTTAATATCGAATACAGAGAATACGACGAGTGGATTTCTTGCCCATGTCCTATACATGGCGGCGATAACCCTACCGGCTTTACTATAACTATTGATGGCGACGAAGAATATCTAGGCTTCTGGAGATGCTGGACAAGGGCATGTGAAAAAGAATATTACAATGATATCTTGGGTCTTATCCGAGGACTTCTGAGCATAGAGAAAGGCGACGACGCCTCTTTCTCAGAAGTGGTCAGCTTCTGTGAAAAATTTATTGGGGAGGACATACTAGAACCACCCCCTCCACCAAAGACGAGCAGAGAATTTCTTTCTTCCGTAAATGTTTTAAATCAGGGTACAGAGCAGAACAAAACAAATATAACCAGAGAGAGAGTAAGAGAAAGAATATCTATCCCATCTGAGTACTATCTTAATAGAGGGTTTCTGCCGGAAACTCTAGATAAATATGATGTGGGATACTGTAACGATAGAAGCAAGCCAATGTACAGCAGGGTGGTTGTTCCTGTATATGATGACAATCATGAATATATGATTGGATGTGTAGGAAGAAGAACCAATAGCAATACAATGGGAAAGTGGATAAATAGCAAGGGATTCAAAAAAAGCACCTGCTTATATAACTACTGGTATGCAAAAGAACATGTCCTGAAAAGCAAGACGGCCATACTTGTGGAGGGTCAGGGAGATGTCTGGAGACTGGGTGAGGCAGGAATTTTCAACGCTGTTGGAATGTTTGGTTGTTCTTTGAGCGAGCAACAGCGTATAATATTAGAAAGGTCTGGAGCCTTGAATCTTGTTGTTCTCACAGATTCTGACGAGGCCGGTCAGGTTGGCAAAGAAAAAATCAAACAAAAGTGTGACAAACTATTTAACTTGTACTTCCCATCCTCCAACAGTAAAGATGTGGGAGATATGAAGGTAGAAGATATAAAGTCTAACCTTTTGCCTCAGCTTGAGGGTTTGGTATGAACCATAGAATACTCGGACTTTCTGGAGTAAAGCGCAGCGGAAAGACTACGTGCGTTAACTTCATGCATGGATACGAGATGAAACGTAACGATGTCATCAAACACTTTGAGCTTAACGACAGAGGGGGGCTTTTAGTCAACACCATATTTACTGACGAGAAAGGCGAAGAAACAGAGGGAATGGGTGTTTTTGATGTCCACAGAACAGATGACGATTTCGCTAATTACGCAGCACAAAGAGTCTGGCCTTATGTAAAAGCATACAACTTTGCCGACTCACTGAAATCTGTAGCCATGACACTTTTTGGATTGACCAGAGAACAGTGCTACGGAACTGGCTCTCAGAAAAATGAAGAGATAGATATTAAAAAACCGGGTACTGATGAGAACTTTACCGCAAGGGGATTCTTACAGCATTTCGGAACAGACATGTGCCGAAGTCTTAAGCCAGACATCTGGACATCCTATCTAATAAGACAAATGTCTGCTGAGCAGGTGGGTCTTGCTTTAGTTGGAGACTGTAGATTCCCCAACGAGGTGAATGCCATCCACAAAGCTGGCGGCAGGGTTATAAGGCTAACGAGAAGAGTTAACGAAGACGAACACGAAAGCGAAACTGCATTAGACGATTTTAAAGAATTTGATGGTGTTATTGACAACTCAGAATTAACTGTGGACGAACAATGTAAAAAACTAATAGCTATTTTAGGGGGATGGGGATGGCTAAGCTCGGAGCTAAAATAGAAAAGCCTTGGGGCTTTTATGAAGATATATACAGAGAAGATGTGGTAGTCTTCAAAAAGATTACCGTTAACGTTGATGGAGAACTATCTTTACAAAGACACCAGAAGCGTGGTGAGTTTTGGTATTGCGTGTCTGGTAATGGTACTATGGTTTATAATCAAACAGTGTGGAAAATTTCTCCGGGTTACAACGTACACATCCCAATGAACGTGGTCCACAACGTTGTAAATACTGGCAATGAGCCTTTGGTCATATATGAAATGCAACATGGAACATGTTGTGAAGACGACATAGAAAGGCTTAAGGATAAATATGGCCGCTAGGCTTGTCTCTGTTACCCCGAACCCTGAAATTATTATTGGATATTGCGCCAGAGTGAGCAATCCAAAAAATCAGGAAAATCTTAATGTTGAAAACCTTCTTGGCTTTTGCATAAAGCATGGTCATTGGTCAATATTTGAAATGGCAAACATGGTGATAGAAATCAATACCACCAGAGGAGTAGCTGCCCAAATTCTTAGACACAGAAGCTTTTCTTTCCAAGAGTTTAGCCAGCGATATGCAGAGGTCGAAGGCTTTGAAGATATTAAACCCAGAAGACAAGACAATAAGAATCGTCAGAACTCACTAGACGATTTGTCAAAACATGATAAAGAGTGGTATAAGATAGCCCTAAAGGAAGAGAACAGAAGGTCTTATTCCAAGTACAAGGAGGCGCTTAAGAGAGGGATAGCAAAAGAAAGCGCTAGATTTTTTCTACCACTCAATACAAAAACTCGAATGTACATGAATGGTACTGTAAGAAGTTGGGTTCATTATATCCAGCTAAGAACCCACGAGTCAACTCAGAAAGAGCATCAGGACATAGCAAGTGAAATCAAGGGCATTTTTGTTGAGCAGTTCCCCATTACCGCCTCCGCATTGGGATGGAAATAGTGTACGTTACTTACATAAGAAGCTCTTCTTATAATAATTATGACTTCTGTCAACAACAGTACTTTATAAACTATGTTCTTGGTTACCCCTCTGGTTCTAGTAAAAAGGCCGAGATGGGAACCATTGTTCATAAGGTTATGGAATGCTTGGCCCGTTCAAAGAAGGCCGTTCAAGATAATAAAAAGAGTTACAAAGATGACTCCTTGGGAAGAATTAGAATTACCAAGGACAAGATGCTGTCTTCTAAGTATGTTGACTCTTTAATAGACAAGAGCTACGAGCACTACGTTTCTGAGTCGGTGCATAAATACGCCCCTAGGGATTACAAGGACTGCGTGAAGTGGTCCCACGCAGCCTTGGAATTTAATCAAGGCCAGTTTGACCCCAGAAACAGAAACGTCGTTGCCCCAGAGCCTCATTTCGATATCGAGATTAAAGAGCCTTGGGCTAAATACGACTACACTATGCCTGATGGGTCCGAGGTCAGTGGACACCTCGCAATCAAGGGGACTATAGATTTGGTCACAGAGGTCTCCGATGGGGTTATGGAGGCCGTAGACTGGAAAACCGGCAGAAGAATAGATTGGGCAACGGGTCAAGAGAAGGACTACGACAAGCTCTCTAAAGACCCACAGCTTCTGCTTTATCATTATGCGCTGTCTCATCTTTTCCCAAACTATGAGCAGACCATAATGACCATCTTTTATATCCGAGACGGAGGTCCGTTCTCGCTTTGTTTTGACGAATCTGATAAGAAGCTATTTTTAGACATGCTAAAGAATAGATTTGAAGAGATAAAAAATAACCAGTCTCCCAAGCTTCTTTCAGAGGACCACAACCATTGGAAATGTACTAAGCTTTGCCACTATTATAAAAACAACTGGCAAGGTACAAACCAGCGGATGTGTTCTCACATAAAAGATAAGATAAACAAAGACGGAATAAATCAGACTGTTGATGAGTGTACTAAAGAAGGTTTCACTCTTGGATATTACTCAGCACCGGGGTAAGCCATGACTTGGGTTCCTCTACATTTGCACAGCCACTATAGCTTGCTGGATGGTCTGTCTAAGCCCGGCCAGATATCTGACAGATGCGAGACTCTCGGATACGATGTTTGTGCCCTTACAGACCATGGAACAATATCTGGAGCCGTCTCTTTTGTCAAAGCGATGAAAGAGAAGGGAATCAAACCCATCTTGGGATGTGAACTGTATCTTTCTCAAGACTCGGCAACAATTCAAGATAAAGAAAACAGAACACTTAGCCATCTTGTGGTTCTCGCAAAAAATAAAGATGGTTGGTTAGACTTAATTTCGATAGTTTCAAGAAGCAATGATGAAGATGTGTTCTATTTTAGACCTAGAATTGATTTAAGTATTCTAGAAGAGCTTAACAAGAATCAAAACTTAATAGCTTTTAGCGGACATCCCGGCAGCGACCTCGCCAATGTTCTTTTTGTTAATTGGAAAAAGGCTTATAATTCTAAGTCATATGAAGAAGCGGCCAAGCACCTTAAAAGAAATTGGTTTGAAGAGGCCAGTATTCTTCTGTCTAAGTATATAAATATATTTGGCAAGGAAAACTTCTATATTGAAATTCAGCTTATAGATAAAGAGAACTTCCCCGCCTCCGAGTTAATAGCAGAATGCCTAAGAAGCCTTAGCTCCAAGAGTGGAACTCCTCCTGTTGCCACGGCTGACTCCCACTATCCCACCAAGGAAGATGCCCCAGACCAACGCATGCTTCTTTGCTCAGCGATGAAAACTACATTGCAAAAGGTCGAGCAAAAGCTAAATGAAGGAAGCGATATAGGTCTTTCCGGTTTCTTTAGGTCTGATAATTACCACATACCAACACCGGAAGAGATTGAACCCCTTCATACAAAAGAGGAGATATTAAACACACGTGTGATATCTGGCTTGTGTGAAGAATATAATATATTAGGGCATCCTATTCTTCCAAAGTTTTCATGTCCAGACAGCCTTAGTGAAGACGCATATCTTCGCTCTTTGTGTAGAGACGGGTGGAAGAGATTGCTCATAAAATCGGGCAAGATATCAGATGAACATTCTACACAGACATATTTGGAAACAATCAAAAAAGAATTAGAAGTAATCAAGGACGCTAATCTAGCTGGATATTTCCTAATCGTTAGAGACATAGTTAATTATGTCAGGCAAGAAGGATGGCTTCCGGGTCCGGGGAGAGGGTCGGCTGCCGGAAGCTTAATCTCATACTTAATAGGCATCACTCAGGTGGACCCCGTAGAATTCGGCTTAATTTTTGAGAGATTCTATAACGCCGGAAGAAATACAGACGGACATATTTCTTTACCTGATATTGATATAGATGTTCCCGCCACAAAAAGAGACGAAGTTATAAAATATATTCGCTCAAAATATGGCCATTACAATGTCGGACAGATGATTACCTTCTTAAAGCTTCAGGGAAGAAGCGCATTAAAAGAAGTTCTTAGAGCGCACGACGCCTGTTCATACGACGAAATGAATGCCATAACTAAAACGCTTCCACAAGAGCACGAAATTTCTGACCAACTTCAGGACATGGAAGAGCCTTCAATAATTATGTGGGCTTTAATTAACACACCTGAAGAGCTTAAAGACTATTGTAGGCTAGACAAAGAAAATAATTTAGTCGGCACATACGCAAAACTTTTTCAACAAGCAATGAGAATTGAAGGAACTTATAAATCCCAAGGCAAGCATGCCGCTGGCGTGGTCATTTCCTCGCACAATCTAGATAAAGTCTGTCCGATGATTAGAGAATCAAAGGGGTCTGACAAGATAGCTGGATTAGAAATGGTTGACTTGGAAGCCATGGGGCATGTCAAGTTTGATATTTTGGGTGTAAACCTTTTGGATAAAATTATGGGTATTAGTAGTCAATTATCATGTGGAGTAATCGAGGTTTAATTAATGGTTTCCAATAAGCAACTATACAAAAAGATTATCCAAGACGGATGCGCTGTCGAGTATAAGCAACTGAGCATATGCATTCTCAGTGATTATTATAAAGGATATTTTGACGGTAAAATTTATCAAGTTGATTGTGAACATCCAAAGGTTAAGCATAGCGAGTTGTATAAGAGCTTAGACAAAGCTGTGACTAAGTTCTTAGAACTCAAGAGGAAAATATAATGAGTTTTAGCAAAGGTAGAATTGGAGAAGACTTTGCTAAAAGCGTATTAGAAAGTTGTGGAATAAAGTGTTCCAAAAATGACGACTACGAAAAGAGATACGACTACGACTTAGAGTGCAAAGTTGGAAGAAGGGGCTTTACTATAGAAGTAAAGTACGACTATAAGGCGGAAGAAACTGGCAATATAGCTATAGAACACCACAACACAAAAGTGGACCGCCCAAGCGGGATAACCGCCACGAAAGCCGACTTATGGGTTTACGTTCTTGGGGCTGGCAATAATCTAAATTCGTGGGTAGTAAAATCAGAATCCCTAAAGGACTTCTTGGAAGAAGTTCCTCCGTTTAAAGAGGTTGTATACGGTGGAGACAACAACGCCGCTTTGTACATATACAAAAAGGAAGACATACTGGGACCATTATTTATTAGAATGGATGATTTAGAAGAAGACGGATTGAAAGCCCTAATAAAAGGACTGCTATGAATTACAGAGACATAATTGTTTTTGATTTTGAAACAGGAAGCAGAAACCCACACAAGACACAGCCTACACAAATAGCTGCGGTAGCTATTCATGGAAGAAAGCTAACCGTACAACCGGGTGGATATTTCAATAGTGAAATCAGACCCATAATTGACGATGACGAAGCTATTGAATCTGGTCTTGACCCCCTAGAGGAAGAGGCTCTGGCAATCACACACAAGGACAGGGAGTCTTTGGCCAAAGCCCCCCATCCCAAACAGGTGTGGGGGAAGTTCTCAGATTTTGTTAATAAGTACAACTTTAAAAAAACTTCTTTCTATGCGCCAATACCTGCTGGGTATAACATAAACGGCTTTGATATGCCAATAGTTAATAGAATGTGTCAGCAATATGGTCCTAGAGATGATAAAACTGGCGGGCAAAAACTCTTTAATAAAGCATACAAACTAGACGTAATGGACCTAGTTTGGGTTTGGATGGAAAATAATCCAGACGTAAAGTCTATAAGCATGGATTCAATGAGAGACTATATGGGGATAGATAAAGAGGGTTCCCATGATGCTCTAAAGGATGTTAAAGATACTGCAAATATAATGATAAGATTTTTGAAGTTTCACAGGGCGTTAGCACCTAAAACACAATTTGAAAAGGCTTTTGCAGATGGAAAATCTTACATTTAAATGTGGATGCAAGTTTAAATTAAAGGACCGCTCTCCCTCTGGAAATAATAGTACTCCAAGTATAGATATTGATATATCTAAAATTGACTACTCGTGTTCCAAAACTTGGGACATAATCTGTGAAGGCAAAACAAAAGGTGTTTTTCAGCTTGAAAGTAATTTAGGTCAGTCTTGGGCAAAAAGAGTAAAGCCAAAGAGCATAGAAGAACTGGCCGCTTTGTCTGCTCTTCTGAGACCGGGATGCTTAAAGGCAATCGTGGACGGCAAGTCCATGACGCAGCATTATGTTGACCGTAAACACGGCGAAGAGGAAATAAGCTATCTACACGACTCCTTAGAGCCGATACTGAAGTCAACCCAAGGGGTTCTGGTATATCAAGAGCAATCAATGAAGATTGTGGAAGTCATAGCGGGCTTTAATCTCCAAGAGGCAGACAATCTGCGCAAAGCAATCGGCAAGAAAAAAGCCGACCTCATGGCAGACATTAAGAAAAAGTTTTTAAAGGGGGCGAAAAAAAAGGGTGTTGTATCTACAGAAATTGCGGAGGAGATATTCAGTTGGATTGAAAAATCGAATCGGTATGCTTTTAATAAGTCCCATGCTGTTAGTTATGCTGTTTGTGGTTATTGGTCTGCTTACGCTAAGGCACATTTTCCCCTCAATTTTTACTGCAATTACCTATACTACGCTAGAGGAAAGCCAGATTCCCAAGAGGAAATTAGAGAGCTAATTTCTGATGCAAAACTAAACGAAATAACAGTCACCACCCCCTCTATAAAACATATGTCTGAGAGCTTTGAAATTAGAGATGGGTTAATAACCTTTGGATTTAAAGATATAAAATATATAGGCGAAAGCCAAGCCAAAAAGCTGTTCAACTCTATCAGAGAACAAGAGCAGGTATTTGGCAAAGAGATGTCCGACTGGACTTGGTATGAATTTTTGATTAATGTTTCGGGATTGAACACAACCAAAGTAATTTCTTCCTTAATATTGGTTGGTGCTTTATCGTTTTTTCCAGACCACAAGTCAAGAAGCAGAACTCTATATGAATTTGAAACTTGGCAAAAACTTACGACCAAAGAAAAAGACTGGGTTAAAGAAAGATACAAAAACTGGGACAATGTTCTTGACGCACTAAAGGCATTGACTCCCACCAAAAAAGATGGCGGCGGAACATCTAATAAAAACAGATGTGAAATAGTCAAAGACCTCGTCTACCAACTGAAAAACCCCCCGTATGAACTAAAAGATTTTCCAAACGACATCGCCAATGAGGAAGACAGGCTTCTGGGTGTCTCTATTACGTATTCCAAGATAGACTCATGTGATACGAGCATGTCAAATGGCACTTGCAAGGAGTTCATCGATGGAAAGCCGGGAAAGATGTCTCTAGCTGTCGAAGTAAAATCTTGTAGAGAGTGGGCTATAAAAAATGGCAAGATGAAAAATAAAAAGATGGCTTTCATAACCGTTGAGGACAACTCCTGCGAGCTTTCTTCAGTGATAGCCTTCCCAGAAACTTGGGAAGAAAACAAAGAGTTGCTTGTTAAAGGAAATACTGTTCTTATCATAGGAGAGCGGTCAAAAAAGAAGGATAGCTTTATTGTTCAAAGGGTTTCTCAAATTTGAATACATGATACTTTATAACATAAAATGTGTTCTGAATCAATATACGACTTCTTCAAAAGTCACAAATATTTTGTATCGGTCTATCCTGATATAGACGCAAATGCATGTCTAGTAGAATATCCACAAAGAACCTGCGTAAAGCCCGTCTTTGATGGACTAACTAGTGTGTATTGTTTTGAAGAATTAAATGAGGCTTATGATACATCTGGAATAAGTTATGTTGCCACAAGCTTCCCTTCTCACGCCCCAGAGGAAGAAAGCCAAACTCTTGAAACTAACGTTTTTATTCCGTGTCCTAGATATGCCGCAAGGACTCTAGCATATTATGACATATACTATAAAACTAAAAGTATAAAACTTTCACCAGAGATTATATTTCTGCTAAACGAAAAGGGACTGGGGGAAACCACGTTCTCGCTGTATAATATATTTAAACCCAGCCTATCGAAGGAGGATGGGCGGAAGGAATCAAAACTTGCTGGCTTTATGTTTCTAAAAATAGAAGATGAGGAGACAGATTTGGCGTCTGGGGCAATAGAAGAAGATGTCCTCGAAGGATATCGGTTACTGGACACGATTCCGCTCTAAGGAGATTTTGGAATGAACTCTTGCAGTTTTGTAGGACGCTTTGTGAAAGACCCGGAGGTCCGCAAGGCAAATGGCGTAGACGTTTTAGATTTTACCTTGGCTATCCCAGAGTATAGAAAGACCAAGGAAGGCAAAGTTAAAACTGTGGACTTTCTAGATTTTGTAGCTTGGGATAGCGGCGCTTCAACTATTGCAAAGTATTGCCTTAAAGGAGACAAGATTGCTGTAACCTGCTCCGCAAGGCAGGAAAGATGGAACGACGACAGTGGCAACAAAAGGCACACCATTAAATTTCGTGTTAACAAGTTCGATTTAATTAACAGCTTTCGAAATTCTGACGAAGATTACGAAGAGGATTCTTCAGTACGCGCAGAATCGGAGACTGAAGAAGCTACAGTGTAATATGGAAGAGAACAATGTTGGGCTAAAGTCTGAACAGCAACAGGTCATGGATAACTATGGCCTTGTTGTTTCTCAGGCTTTAGCCTTTTGTTCTTCAAGGTCTTCAGATTTAGAGGACTATATACAATCTGGACTTATTGGCCTTCTCAAAGCAATAAGAAAGCACGACCCTAAAAGAAGCAAGCTTTCAACTTATGCCACAACATGCATAAGAAATGAAATAATTAAGTATATAAACAAGAACAAGAAGCATAACGTAAAGAAAGTTCCCCTTGAAGATATAGAGGTTCCAGAGAAGAGCATAGACTGGGATACTCTAACCGACTCTTTGTCAGAAGAAGAAAAATCTATACTTAAGCTTAGACTTGGTAACAACTCTTATAGAGAGATTTCAGACAATATGGAACTCTCTAGAAATTATATAAAATCTTCAATGAAAACAATCCTAATTAAACTCAGGAAAGATTTGGGATAGATGGTTGGTTCACAGAACTTAACAAGAAAGAGAAGAATCCTTTTCTGTGGGGAGGCTTCCTATCTAAGCACTGGCTACGCTACGTATACCAGAGAGGTTTTGCGTAGGCTTCATGCAACTGGCAAGTATGATATAGCAGAACTTGGAACCTATGGTAAGCCAGAGGAGCCTGAAATTAAAGATGTTCCTTGGAAATTCTATCCAAATATACCGGACATAAATAATACAAAAGCTGTTGAAGAATACAACTCAAACAATATAAACCAGTTTGGTGCTTGGAAATTTGAATCGATATGTCTGGATTTTAAACCAGATATAGTATGTGACATACGTGACTTTTGGATGATGGAGTTTCAGGAAAGGTCTCCGTTTAGAAAGTTCTATAACTGGACCATAATGCCAACGGTTGATGCCGCTCCTCAACACAAGCAGTGGATTCATACTTATGCTAATGCCGATGGTGTGTTTACCTATTCTGATTGGGCACTGTCTTCTCTCAAAGAACAAAGCGGAGCAGCTATAAACTGCCTTGGAAGCGCTCCACCCTCCGCAGATTCATCTTACTCTCCAGTGCAAGATAAAGAGGCTCACAAAAGAAGTCTTGGATTTGAAGACGGTGTAAAAATAATTGGAACAGTTATGCGAAACCAAAGACGCAAACTGTATCCAGACCTTTTTGAAGCATTCAGAATGTTCTTAGACAAGAGTGGAAGAACCGATGTCTATTTGTATTGCCACACCAGCTACCCCGACCTCGGCTGGGACTTGCCAGAAATAATGATGAAGTGTGGGGTGGCAAGTAAATGCCTGTTTACATATATTTGTAGCGAATGCGGCTATGTGTTCCCAGAC